CTCCTCTGGAGTTCGTTTGATGCCGTAAGCATCAGCCCGCAGCTTAACTGCGCCTGACCCTTAGCGAGGGGCGCCATCAGGATAGCTACGCACCTGTCAAGTGCGTGTGTGTGATGCGGTGTGACATACCGCTGTCAGCTGAGATTGGCTGATCACCACAGCTGGCAACAACCGATCCGCTTAGGAGGTGTTTCATGGAACTCCATGCGAGGGCCGGGATCGATGATCTCGGTATTTACCTCAGCAGAGGCAACGAACGTAAGGTTGCTGAAGCGATCGCCGCTCTTAGCAGGGCTGTCGAGAACGTGGCCGTTGATTATTCAATGGACCAGGCTCTTGGAGACCTGTCAAAAGGGCTCATTCCGGAAAGGGACAATCGGAGTGTCACCGACCCTGAATGGGTGGAGAAAGGGATTGCCGCCTACGGCTGCCCAATTCATCCAACCCGAAGTTCTGGAACTACGTCAACCTTCACCGTCTCTGGACACGGAGAATGTTGCTGCCGAAGAACCTTCCGGCAAGTGGCAAACTCTACTGGATCAGAGCAAGCCCGCAGAAGTCAAGTTTCAACCGCCGCTAGACCTCGAGGACGACGAGGTGGTGGTGACGACGAGCAAGACAACTCGTCGCGTGAAAGTCGGACAGGACATGTCGGGACTGGACATGTATCTTATGACCCTCGCGAATTTGACAGGCGAACTAAACTGGCCAATGGACGACTATACGGTCAGAGCGGAGCCTCACCTCATTCACGACCCTACGAAACCGATGCCTACAAAGGTGCCATTCGTGCGGTCTATGACAGTGCAGGTGCTAAAACGAGAGGGAGACTCCCTCTCTCAGTTGATGAAGTGGTGGAGAGTTACATCTTACCTACTTCTTACGCTGGGGCTCCTTTGTTCGCTCGTAATGAACTGGTCATGGATGCCGGGGCACGACTCGCTCGTCGCATTATTGAAGGCGGTCGGGGGTTTGATCCCTATGTTTTTGGCCGTCGGGTTCAGCCTGGCACTTCTGGTCCAAAGACTCGCTTGGTATGGATGGCGCCGCTTCCTACGACAATTGTGGGGACGCGTTACAGCAAACGGGTCATGGAAGCGCTTTCTCGAAGAAGACCGTTTGTCTGGGGTCTTCGTGGGCATGAACAAGGTGCGATCATCAGCGAAATCGAATCAAGATTCAAGTACGTCTACTCGTTAGACTTCTCGAAATTTGATTCAACAATTCCAGCTCGCATGATTGATGACGCTTTCCGTGTGGCGCGGACGCATCTAGATCTTGACGAAACGGAAATGGGCGTTTGGCGAAGGTACGTCAATGATTTCATCCATTCACGAATTATCGCTCCAGATGGTCATGTGTATCAGAAACACCGTGGCGTCCCTAGTGGTAGTGCTTTTACTAGCATTATTGACTCCATTGTGAATCTAATTCTCGTATCATACATGTTCGAGAAGATCACTGGTCACTCTTTGAGTCACGACCGCGTCCTGGTGATGGGTGACGACGTCATCGTAGGATCAAACACGCGTGTTGATTTAGGTCAACTAGCGTCTGCGGCAAGTGATCTGGGCTTTGTCTTGAGCGTAGAGAAATCTACGATCACAGACACGTCTCGTGAGACCAAGTCGTTTGATGAAAATCATACGCATTTCTTGGGTCACTGGTGGGTTCATAGTCAACCACACCGTCCTACGAAGGAACTTATTCAACGGATGGTATACCCTGAAAGACACAAACGACGTGTCCCTGGTGAGCATCTCGTCAGATTAGCTGCTTACGCAATGACATGTCGTGAGGGTAGGGAACTCCTCGGTGCGGTGTATCATCATCAAGACGTGATACAAAGTTACATGCGTCTTGCCGATGCACTTCAACTTTACGGATGGAATGATGACGATGACGTCTCTGATGTTGACCTTCCAGGTCAATTAAGACAGCGG